ATGGAATCTAATCGCAGGCCAAGCCTCTCCGAGGCACGAGCAGTCATTGAAGCATGGCTGGATGAATGGGCACCTGGCTATCCGGACTATTCGCTTTGCGAGGATGGCGACGACGAATCCGCAGAGAATAAATGTGGATGGGCATTTTGGGTGGCCCCAATGGATACAACCTCATACCTGCATGAGGACCTGACGGTTGAGTGGTACGGCACCCAATGGCCAGAAGATTTTGAGTACGACGAAGACACTGGTAACTGGACAGAGCTTCCTCTTCCTGAAGAGAGGGAATCTTGACAGACATATTGGACCTGCCTGGATGGAGGGTTCTTGGCTCCTCGCAGGACGGCGATACGTACATGATAGAAGCCGAATACGAAAAGCCGCTGGAAGCCTGCATCAAGTGCGGCGTCATTGGTCGTCTCTATAGGCACGGTACTAAGCCCGTAACCTACCGTGATGCGCCTATCAGAGGCTGTCATGTCCAGATACTAGCCAAGGTTCAGCGTTACAAATGCCGGGACTGCGGCGGAACCTGCTTGCAGCTCCTAGACGGAATCAGGCATGACCGGCGTATGACAGAGCGCTGTATTGAGTACATCGAAAGCCAATGCATCCGGGACAGTTTTACGCGGATCTCCGAGCATGTCGGGTGCGACGAGAAGACTGTCCGCAACGTAGCTCAAGGCTTTGTCGATCGCTTCAAATCTGAATACCAACCCCTTATGCCTGAGTGGCTGGGTATTGATGAAACCATGCTGGCCGGTGAGATGCGCGGCATATTCACTGACGTTAAGAACCGGCTGCCGGTGGACGTAATCCCGGGCAGAGACCCGAAGTCAGTGGCCACCTGGATAATGGTCAACGGTGGTGTTGGGCGCATCAAAGGCGTCGCTACGGACATGCACCGCCCCTACCACAATGTCATCAGAGATTTACTACCAGGTGTGCCTGTGGTGGTGGATAAGTTCCACGTTGTTCGCATGGCCGGCAACGGCGTAGATCAGACGCGCATTCGACTCGGCAAGCTCGCTGGCAAGAAGGTCAACCTGGGCTGGAAGCGCAGCAAGATCCTGCTGAACAAGGCCTATCGAAACCTGAGCGACAAGCAGCGATTCAACCTCCAGATGTGGCTGGATAACGAGCCCGAACTGGCAGAGGCCTATCAGCTCAAAGAGGACTTCTACGCGATCTACGATCTGCCAAAGCAAGAAGCCAACGAAGCGCTCGATGACTGGATTGCCAGGGCATCCACTGGCCCGCTCAAGAAAGACTTCAAAGAGCTTCTGTCAGCGCTCAAGAACTGGCGGTCATCAATCATGGCCTACTTCGACTACCCCATCACGAACGGCTACACAGAGGCCCTGAATGGCGTTGCGAAGGTCATTAACCGTCAGGGCCGAGGGTATACGTTTGATGTGATCAGAGTCCGTGTGCTTGGACGATTCGCGCCACCGAAAGAGGAGCCAACAATGCAAGAGCTTATTCAACGAACCAGCTCGTACAATATCCGCAAGTCGTTACTGGAAGCATCTGATGGCCAATGCCAATCCTGTATGGGTGTATTCCCGCAGGACCAGCTTGCGTTTCACCATGTAAAGCCGATGGCTGAAGGTGGTGGCACAGACCTGATCGTAGTGTGCCCAACCTGCAATGCCAGGCTTGGAGATTCCACACGAGAGACGGTGAATTGAAGCCTTAACTGAAAGGCTGATTCAACACGTTAATCCGAATAGCCAAAAAAAGACCACCCGAAGGTGGCCAAACGCTGACGCTGTCGTCGAAAGAGGTTCAGGCGGTTGGTTCGCCCAGGCTGTAGGGCCGGAAGCGGATCACTTCCTTGCCCACGATGTCGTTCATTTCCAGCAGCCGCTCCTGCAGTGGCTCCAGTTCGTTTGCCGCGAAGACTCGGGCAGCTTTTTCCGAATCGCCGAAGCCGCTGGTGTTTGTGGGGATGATGCCCATCAGCTGAGGCGGCACGCGATGGCCGGCCAGTTGGTCGTCACGGGTGGCATTCTTGATGTTCCAAAACTCGTCCTTGGCCGCTACTTCACTCACCGGGATCACCTGCATGCCGTCTTTCTTGCCGTTCGGGGCATACATGAACAGGTTCTTGAAGTTGCCCGGCCCCTTGCTTTCACGCAAAGCTTTGCGGAGGGCATCGATGTCTTCCTGATTCTGAGCGGGATCAGTCATGTACATGATGAACCCGGCGTGACTTCCGTTCTGGTAATACTTCCGGCGAAATAGCGTGGCGCTTTCATTCAGCCAGGCAGACTGCAGGGATCCGATGTAATCCGGAACGCCATAGAGTTCCTGGTCGATGTCGGGCTCCATCAGGTGAACAATGCTTCCTCGCGGAAACTCCTGTTTCTGCTCCCAGTCGTGCACCCACCAGTACTGATCCTCCTCCACACCCCGGCGGCAGTACTTCGCCAGCGCCGGACGGATCTTTACCAGGTTGCCGAGCCGGTTCTCGATCTGCTCACCGTAGAGGTTGCCGAACACCAGGTAATCCAGCGCCATCCGGGAGAAGTCTTGCCGGCTGAGGTATTCCGTAGGCTGGAAGGATTTCACCAGGATGTTCCGCTTCACCTGGAGAGCACTGCCGTGGTGAGCGGTGGCGCGATAAGACTTGGCCAGTGCCGACTGATCCACCGGAGGTTCGTAGTAGTCCATGCCAGCCATCCAACAGCCGGTGTAGAGCATGTCGTACCGGTCCATTACCGGTACCGGGTCACCGAAGGTGAAAGCTTCAACGTGGGGTTTGCTCATCAATAAATCTCCATCATGCTGCCACCTTGTTCGGTTGGCCCTTCGAGGGGTTCATTTGCCAGTGCGTGCATTACCGCCCATGCCAGATCGGCGTGGCCGGTGTCTTCACGACGGCCGGATTTGTAGGTGATGTGGCGTTGGGAATCGGTCATCCCCCGGCGGATTGCCATAAAGCTCTGGGCCAGATCGCTCCAGCCGGCATCAAACTGGAGGCGACCGCGGTCGATGATGTTCTGGGTTTTGATCACAAGACGGGCTTTAACATCCGGGCTGTAGTTGAATCGTGTTACCGCGGGGAAGAACTTCTCCACTAACTCGGCGACAGCTTCACCCAGGCCGGTGGTATCGATGCCAATGTAGGCGACGTTGTAGCGATGGGTGAGCTTGCGGATCTCCTCGGCCTGCTGTTCATAGTCCAGGCCCCGGAAGCGCTGTTTCTCGATTACCCGGTGGGGCTTGAGGTTGGATCTTGAGGGCGACACCACAGCCACTCCGGCACCATCGCCGTCCTCGCTGCCGCCTGCCGGATCGTAACCAATCCAGACCGCACCATCACCGAGCGGTCGATCGGTGTACGGCTTCAGGTCTCTCCATTCCACCCAACTGTCCACCATGCAGCGCTGCAGCTTGGCCAAGGGGAACACGGCGTGGGTGTCATCCACGAACTGGCACATCAGCAGGTTTGCGTATTCATCATCGGAGTACTCGAGGCGTAGCTGGTCGATATCGAACAGGTCGCACCCACCTGTCATGGCATCTTCGACGGTAACGATCTGGCGCCATTGGCCATCACCACACGCCATGCCATTGGCAAGGGCTGCATGGGAAGTGTCGATGCTTACTCGCTTATCCTTGGCTCGGCGTTTGTTGAACAGGTCACCGGTCCAGAATGGATAGGCATCGTGGGTGATTGCAGACGGTGTGGAGAAGTAGGTCTGGCTCCACTTCTTGTGCATGGCCATGCCGGAGGCCACCTTCCGGAACTCCTGGAAGTTCTGGATCCAGAAGTACTCATCCATGTACAGATCGCCGTGGTAACTCTGGGCGGTCCGGACGTTGGTACCGAGAAAATAGAGCGTGGCGCCATTGGGCAGCACCAGCGGATCGCCCCGGAGCTCAACCCCGCAAATGTCCTTGATGAACTGGACGATGTACTGCCGGAAAACATGGGCCTGGGCCTTCGAGGCACTGAGGAAGATCTTGTTCTTGCCCGTGTGAAACGCATCGACGATCGCTTCCCGGGCAAAGTACCAGGTTGCACCGATCTGCCGTGACTTCAGGATGTTCCGGATCCGTTGGGTAAGCCCTGCCACTTTCCACTTGTGCTGGTAGTCGAAAAGCGACTCATCGAAGGCCTTTTCAATCAGTTCCAGGCCTTCCTCGCCGATATCGTTTTTGGCCTTTCTGGGCGCCCGGTTCCGCTCCTGAATCTTCGGGTTCAGATCCGATTCCCGGCCGGTCTCCTTATACTTATGGACACGAGCCAACCGTTCGAACTGCCGGCCCAGCAGATCGATTTCCTTGTAGTCCTTCCCTTCCTTCGGGTCCTTGAAGATCAGCTGGATCATCCGAGATTCGAGCGAACTCTCCACCCGCTCCATCGGTGGTGCGTCGTCCCATTTGAACCGCTTTCGCCAGGCGTTGATCAGCTGCGGGCTGATGTCCAGGTGCTCCGCAATGCGCGAAGGACGCCACCCCATCCACAGCAGAGTGCGGGCGGAGACGAACTGTTCTCTGTATTCCGATTCGACGACTTTATCCATGCAGCCAGCGTAAAGGCTGCGCGCGAGGGTTCAGCGTGCGGTGTTTTGTATGGGGAATCGATACAAAGGCGGCAGGTTGGCATTGAATGCCCTTCCCACGAATCTGGGGGCACTTGCACGACAACTGAGTAAGCATCGCCCAACAGGCACTGGAGAGGCAACATGAAAAAATGGTTCCGAGTGGCCACCGAAGGCGCCACTACCGATGGCCGGGCTATCAGCCGGGCGTGGATCGAGCAGATGGCCAAGAACTTCAACCCGCAGAAGTACGGTGCCCGGGTGTGGCTGGAGCATATGCGCGGCATGTTCGCCGATGGCCCATTCAAAGCCCTGGGTGATGTCCACGCACTTCGGGCTGAAGAGAACGCCGACGGCAAGATGGAGCTCTTTGCCCAGATCGAGCCGACCAACGACCTGGTCAGCATGAACAAGGAGCGTCAGAAGATTTACACCTCCATCGAGGTGGATCCGGAATTCTCAGATACCGGCGAAGCCTACCTGGTAGGTCTGGCCGTCACCGACTCCCCAGCGTCCCTCGGTACCGAGATGCTTCAGTTCAGTGCCAGCGCCAAAACCAACCCGCTGAACGACCGAAAGCAACGCCCGGAGAATCTGTTTACCGCTGCCCTCGAAACCGAGCTGGACTTCACCGAAGAAACCGAAAGCGAATCCGGCAACGAGTCCGACGAGCCCAGCCTTTTCAACAAGGTGAAGGCACTGTTCACCAAGCACCGGGAAGCCGGCGCCGCCAAATTTGCCGACTTTAAAAAGGACCTGGAAAGCACGCTGGGCCTGTTCGTATCTGAGGCCCAAGAGCTGCGGAGCGAGCTGGAGAAAACCCAGGGGCATTACAGCCAGCTGAAGAAAGACCACGAAACGCTGGAACAGCAGTTCAACGAACTGAAAACCCAGTTGGAGACAACCCCTCACAACCACAGCCAGCGTGCGCCCGCCACCGGTGGCGAAAACGCAATCCTCACCGACTGCTGAAGGAAGTCAGACTATGCGCAATGAATCCCGAGTACAGTTCAACAAGCTTCGGCAGCAGATCGCGAAGCTGAACGGCGTTGAATCCGCCGCCGAGGCCTTCGCGGTCACTCCCACCGTCCAGCAAACGCTGGAACGCCGCATGCAGGAATCCAGTGATTTCCTGGGCCGGATCAATATGATCGGTGTGGACGAAATCAAAGGCGAAAAGGTTGGCCTGGGCGTGGGCTCCACCATCGCCGGCCGTACCGACGTGAGCGCCAACGATCGGACCCCGTCCGACGTCAGCGACACCACTGGCAATGGTTACGAGTGTTTCCTGACCGAGTTCGACACTGCCGTGCCCTACTCCAAGATCGATGCCTGGGCGAAGTTCCCGAACTTCCAGGCCATGCTGCGCGATGCCATCGTTCGCCAGCAGGCACTGGACCGCATCATGATCGGCTGGAATGGCACCAGCGCGGCAGCCGCCACCAATCGTTCTACCAACCCGCTCCTGCAGGATGTGAACAAGGGCTGGCTCCAGCATTATCGCGAGCAGGCTGCCGAGCGCGTCCTGAACGAGGTGGTTGCATCCTCTGGCCAAGTAACCATTGGCGACACCGGCGACTATAAGAACCTCGACGCTCTGGTCTTCGATGTTCTGAACAGCATGGTTGATCCGTGGTATCGCGAGAATCCAGACATGGTAGTTCTGGTCGGCCGCACCCTGATGTCCGACAAGTACTTCCCGCTGATCAACCAGTCCAACGCCCCGACCGAACAGCAGGCACTGGATCTGCTGGTGAGCCAGAAGCGCATCGGCGGCCTGCAGGGGATTCAGGTGCCATACATCCCGGACGGCACCCTGATGATCACCACCCTGGAGAACCTGTCTATCTACTGGCAGCAAGGTGGCCGCCGCCGTCACATCATCGACAACCCGCGCCGTAACCGCATCGAGAACTTCGAGTCCTCCAACGATGCCTACGTGATCGAGGACTTCGGTGCCGGCGCAGTCGTTGAAAACATCACGATGGTGTAAGGGGGACGTAATGGTCAGCCCAGCGAAGAAACGGTTTGAACAAGTCCGCGCCGCCCGCGAGGCGGCTGCGGCCGAGGATTTGGAAAAGGCCCAGCAGGAAGCCAAGGCCAAAGACCAGGAACGGGCAGAAGCCCCGGGCAAGGAACGGCCCAACCCCTACAACCGTGGAGAGGGTGGAAAACCCCGGCCGAGCCCTGCCCGTAAGCACTTCGACCGTGCCCGGGCGAAGGCAGAGGCATCACAGGCAACGCCGGCCAGGCCGCAAGGTGATTCCTATGAGCTCCACAAGGCCGCGATCGTCGAGGATATCAGGCGCCTGTCCGACATCCAGAGCATTGAGCGAAAGATCGAAGCGAAGCGGGAGCTCCTGCCAAACTACGAAAGCTACGTTCAAGGCGTTCTGGAGGGTGGCAAAGGTCAGCAGGACGATGTGCTGATGACTCTGATGGTTTGGTACCTGGACGTGGGCGAGCTGAAAACGGCAATGGATATTGCCGAGTACGCCGCCAATCACGGACTGGAAACGCCGGACCGGTACCAGCGCAGCACCGCGGCCCTCGTCTCTGAGGAAGTGGCCGACTTTGCCCTGAAGCTGGATAAGGAAGCCGAGAACCAGGAAGAGGTTCTGGAACAGCTCCAGCGTTGCCTGGCCCTGTTCGCGGATGCGGACATGCACGACCAGGTAAAGGCGAAGCTATTCAAGGCTGAAGGTTCGATTCTGGACAACACCGGTCACACCGAAGCCGCAGTCGCCGCCTATGAGCGGGCGCTGAAGCTGAACGACAAGATCGGCGTGAAAAAGGACATCGAGCGCCTGAGAAAGGAACTCAAGAATTCCGGCCAATAACCGGATCCGAGTCGGCACCCCGACGCCAGGCGGCACGGGGCCCTGAGCCAAGGCCACGCCGGAAGCTCTACGGCCCCGTCCACCGCCTTCACCCGGAGGCAGTATGAGCCTGATCGCAGCCGGTGGCACCACCGAGCCCGTCATCATCACCAACGCAGCTTTTTTCCCGGACCTGAACCTTCAGGAATTCCGCGATTCGATGCGCCTGGACGGCACCGTCACCGACGAGCGAGCCCAGCACGCCCTCGAGGCCGCGATGTTCGATGCCAACCGCTCTTTGGCCGATTACATGAAGTCTCAGAAGGATCTCGGCTTCGACAGCTTGGAAAACGTGCCAGATGCCGACTGGCAACCATCGGGCACAAACGTGCGCCTATACCTTCGGGCAGTCTGGTGTCTGGCCAAGGCCAACCTGATCGAGCGGTACCGGGATTACGACTCCACAGGAAAAGGAGAAGCCAGGGCCGAGGCCATGGATCTCACCGGTGATGATCTCAGGCGCGACGCTGCCTGGGCTCTTTCCGATATACGGGGCGCAAACCGCACCACGGTGGAGCTGATCTGATGGACCAGGTTCGAACCATCCAGGGCGACACCGTTGATCGGGTCTGTTTCCGCTATTACGGCTACACCGCCGGCGTCACTGAGTCCGTTCTTGCCGCAAACCCTGGCCTGGCCGATCTGGGACCGATACTGCCAACCGGCACCCTGATCCAAATGCCAGAGGTTGCGGCTCAACCTACCAAATCGACCGTTCAACTCTGGGAGTGATCGTGGCAGGCCCGCAAAACCAAACCTCTGAGGAAAAGCTGTACCGAGTTGTGGCGCAAGATCTGGCTGCCAGGCTCCGAGACCTGGAGAAACTTCACCCGCGAGTGAATGCCCTGGAACAGGCAGTAACCGAGATCCGGTATGACTTCCGGGAGGCGCGATCGGAACAGCAGGAAGCCCATCGTGAAACCCACGCCGCTCTGAACGCTTTTCGCCGGCGCATGGACCACGACAACCGGGACACGGTCAATGCCCTTAACGAAACCGCAACAGCCACCACCAACGCCATCACCAGCCTGACCGAAAAGGTCGAAAAGCTGGCCCGGAAAGTGGCGTTCGCCGCCGGGGCCATCTGGATGGTGCTGGGGATTGGCGGGCTGATCCTCATGTTTCGAACTGAGGTTCTGCGCCTGGTGGCCATGGCGATTGGAGGATAAGCATGGTCCTGAAGCACGGAGACGTCGGTAGCGGCGTTGAAAATCTGCAGAATCGCCTGGTAAAAGCGGGAGCCAAGCTCGAAGTGGACGGCTGGTTCGGCGATGAAACCGAAAAGGCAGTCATCCGCTTCCAGCGCCAGCAGGGCTTAATGGTCGACGGCATCGCCGGCCCGGCAACCATCGCCCGCCTTGACCCAGCCAACACCATCAGCCCAGAGAAGCTGCTGAGTGAGGATGATCTGAAATACGCCGCACGACGGCTGGGCGTGCAGCTTGCCGCCATCAAAGCCGTGACAGAGGTAGAGAGCAAGGAATCCGGCTTTCTGCCATCCGGCCGCCCGGTCATCCTCTTCGAACGGCACATCATGTACCGACGCCTAACAGCCCCCAGGCGTGAACAGCTCGCAATCACTCACCCGGGACTGGTGAACCAAAAGCCTGGTGGATATGTCGGCGGTGAATCCGAATGGCGACGGCTCACCCGGGCCACCGCTATCGATCGCACCGCCGGCATTGAATCGGCCAGCTGGGGTCTGTTCCAGATCATGGGCTTTCACTGGCAGCACCTGGGCTACGCCTCCGCCGCTGTCTTCTCCGAAGCCATGCACCGCAGCGAAGGTGAGCAGCTGGAGGCCTTCGTCCGATTCATCAAAAAGGACAATGCCCTCCACCGAGCTCTGAAGATCCGGAACTGGCCAGCGTTCGCAGAGCGCTACAACGGCCCTGCCTACGCCCGAAACCAATACGACACCCGAATGGCAGCAGCCTACGACAGGTTCCGGGCCGTGGGGCGAATCTCGTGAAACTGACACCGGAACAGCTGGACGCCTGGCGAGTAGTCCCCAGGCTCCTAGTGATCCTTTACGGCTGGCTCTGTTTCGACACTCACCAGTGGTTCATCGCCCTGGAAATGCCCACCACAGCTCAGCAATTCTACGCGAACGTGATCTGGACCGGCGCGGCCGCGTGGTTCGGGTTCTATGTCAACAGCGGGAGAAAGCAGGAATGAAGGTCTACCTTGTTATCGGCCTGGTCATTACCGCGCTTTGCGGTGCCCTTTGGGCGAGCATCGATAGCAACATGGAAACCAGCGCGAAGCTGGCATCTACCGCTGAGGCTCTGAACCTGCAGGAGCAAGAGGCAAAGCAGACGCAGGCCAGACTCACCGAAATGACACAGGCCCGAGACCGCCTGGCCGAGCGGATCGAACGAATCGAATCAAAGGGCTCCGATCTGGAAGCTGCCCTCGAGGCTGAAAGGGCAGCCCGGGCCCAACTGGAGAAAGAAAATGAAGCCTATCGTAACTGGGCTCGCACTGAGCTGCCTGATGCTGTTGTCCGCCTGCTCCGGAAAGGTCCAATACATCCAGACAACGGAATACCTGGTGTGCAGCAACGTGAAGGCACTGGCGATTCAGGAGCGTCACCCGGGCCGGGAGTGGATGAACCAGAACGGCGACCTGCTGGATCTAATTGACCGGTACAGCATCAAACTAACCACCCAGAATGATCGCATGACTGAAATCCGGGACGAGATCGACAGCTGCGAACAGAAAGCCCAGCAGATGAGCACGCAGGAGCCAGAATGAAAAAGCTCGCCGACCTCCGAAATCACATACTGGCCAATGTATCGGACCTCAAGCGGAACCCGGATAAGCTTCTGAGTTTCATCGAGGATGGAAACATCGAATTCTGGCAGGGCCCGAACCTCAGCCACATGTATACCCTTCCGATCAGAATAATCGTCACCGATTACAGCGGCGATCTTGACCTCCTGATACTGCCCATTCTCTCCTGGCTGGCATATCGTGAGCCTGGCGCGGATCCGCAACGCTCCATCAGCTTTGAGGCCGAGCTCCTGAACAACAACAGCTACGACATCAGCATCACTGTGAACGTGACCGAGCGGGTGATCGTGAACGCACTGGAGACTGGTTTCCAGACCGAGCACGTATTGCCTGAGCCAGAGATGCAAATGAACCCGGATGCCGAGTGGCAGATCATCATGGACCTCCACGGCCTGACCGAACAGGTACCGGGCGATGACTGACGACATCGACGCCCTCGCCGGCTGGGTGGAACCGCTGCTGCGAAAGATGGATCCAGCCGAACGCCGCAAGCTGATGAAAACCATTTCCCGGGATCTCCGGAAAGAGAACCAGGAGCGAATGAAAGCCCAAGAAGGGCCCGATGGACAGAAATGGGACCCGAGAAAGAAAAGAAACCTACGCGGTAAACGCGGCCAGATTCGCAAAAAGGCTATGTTTACCAAGTTGAGGACGGCCAAGTACCTCAAGATCAGAACCAGCCCGGATTCCGCCGGCCTGGCTTTTGCCGGACCAGCAGCCCGAATCGCCGTGATCCACCACTACGGCCTTCGAGCTAAGGTGGACAAAAACGGCCCGATCTATGATTACCCTTCACGCCGACTGATTGGCTTTGGTCGGGGCGATCTGGAGCTCATCGCCGATCGCGTCCTGGAACACATACAGCCCTAAGCCCCACTTTTTGTTCCGCTGGCCGTTACAACGTCAACGGCTTCTTATTATTGGGTCCAAAAATACAAACTGGCCCCATGAACACTCTCGCTGAAGCCTTCCGCCTGATCAACAACATTGTCCGAATCGGCCAAGTGGCCGAAGTCGATGTTTCGCGCGCGCGTGCCCGCGTCCAGGCTGGCGATAACCTGACAGGCTGGCAGCCCTGGGTATCTGCAAGAACCGGTACCAGCTTGGAATGGGATCCACCCACCGTTGGAGAACAAGTAGTTCTGCTCTCGCCGTCTGGCGACCTGGCCCAGGCAATCATTTTGACCGGGCTATACAAGCAGAACGCACCCTCCGACAGCGCCGATGAGCACAAGCGGGTGTACCCGGACGGGGCCAGCATCACCTACGACCATGTGAAGAAAGAGCTGGTCGCCAGCTTTCCCGGAAAGGTGAACATCAACATAACCGGCGACGCCACAGTCAACGTAGGCGGAAACGCCACTACAGCGGTGGCCGGAACCTGCAAAGTCAACGCTCTGAAGATTCATCACAACAACGGCAATCCCGTTGTCACCACGGGCCACATCTGCCATTTCACCGGCCTTCCGCATGGTGATGGGTCCAGCACAGTAACAGCGGGGAAATAGCCGTGGCCCTAAGCAAGAGTCAGCTGAAAACCCGGATCATCAATGAAATGAAAGCTCAGGGCGCTAACGAAACAGGCCCCTTCAGCTGGGTTGAGAAAATGGCCGAGGCCATTTCCAACGCCGTGGTGGATGAGATTCAAGCGAACGCGCAAGTGCCAGTAACAGGCGGCTCCAGTGCCGGTACCTACAAGGTCGAATGATGGGAATGAATGCAGCGACGGGCCGTTACCTGTCCGGAACAGCACATATCAGTCAGAGCATCGGTACCATTTTAGCGACACCGTTGGGATCCCGCGTTATGCGCCGGGATTTCGGTTCGTTGATCCCTGAACTGATTGATCAACCCCTGAATCGTGCCACCGTGCTCAGGCTTTACAGTGCGGCCGTTGTTGCCATTCAACAGTGGGAACCAAGGGTTCGCGTTGGCAACGTCAACCGCTCCATGGGCGAGGACGGCCGCTTTACCCTTGAGATTTCTATGACCAGGACTGACACCGGTGAATCCGATCAGATCCGCGTTCCGGTAGGAGGTACGCTGTGAGCGGCCCCATTGATCTATCCAGACTCCCCAAGCCTAATGTCATCGAGGAGCTGGATTACGAAGCCATCCTGGAACAACGGAAACAGAAACTGCTTTCCCTGGTACCTGAAGATCGGCGCCAGGAGGTGGAGGAAACGCTCGCACTGGAATCCGAACCACTCACCATTCAGTTGCAGGAGAATGCCTACCGGGAGTTGGTATGGCGTAAGCGGGTAAACGAAGCGGCAGTGGCCAACATGCTGGCCTTTGCCGAGGACGAAGACCTGGACAACCTGGTATCCAACTTCGAAACCGAACGCCTGATGGTAGATCCCGGCGATCCGGACGCCATACCGCCGGTACCACCCACCTACGAATCCAACGAAAGCCTGCGGCTGCGAGCTCAGCAGTCATGGGAAGGCCTCAGCGTCGCTGGTCCGACGAAGGCTTACGAATTCCATGCCCTGTCTGCCGATGGCCGAGTTTCCGATGCCAGGGCAATAAGCCCAACGCCGGCTTATGTCGAAGTCACCCTGCTGTCCACCGAGGGGGATGGTACCGCTAGCCAAGAGATCATCGACAACGTCGACGCTGCTTTGTCTGCTGAAGACATTCGCCCGGTTGGTGATCGCTTGACCGTTCAGTCAGCCATCATCGTCAACTACCAGGTGGACGCCACCCTTTACGTTTACCCGGGCCCGGAACAGGAACCGATCCTGCAAGCCGCTCAGGATTCACTTGAAAAGTACATCAGCGCACAGCGCCGTATTGGCAGGGACATACGCATCTCTGCCCTACACGCAGCACTGCACGTTGAAGGTGTTCAGCGAGTAGAACTTGCTTCACCGTCGGCGGACGTGGTTCTGGACGAAACACAGGCGGCCAACTGCACCAACGTCAGCGTTTTGATTGGTGGTTCCGATGAGTGAGAACCACACACCGATGCTACCCAGCAACACCACGCCATTGGAGCGAGCGGCGGCTGAGGCTCTGGCAGAAATCCAGAGAGTTGAGGTTCCACTTCGCACATTGTGGAACCCTCGCACCTGCCCAGCCCACCTGCTCCCGTATTTGGCCTGGGCATTCAGCATTGATCGCTGGGACCCAAACTGGTCAGAAGTCACAAAGCGCAACGTTATTTCAACCAGTTTTTACGTCCATAAAAAAAAGGGAACCATAAGTGCTCTGCGGAGAATCGTCGAGCCTTTTGGTTTTGTCTTGAGCATTGATGAATGGTGGGAGTCTGAGCCAAAGGGGGAGCCTGGCACATTTTCGATGGACATCGGGCTGGAAGCCGAGGGTATTTCAGAAGGAAGCTTTGAAGAAATCGAAAGGTTGCTGAACGACGCAAAGCCTTTGAGCAGGCACCTTGTTGGACTTCGGCTCAACTTGGCTTCACAAGGCCAGGTAATGGTAGGCGCCACTGCCTACTGCGGAGACGAACTAACGATTCAACCGCTGCCATCTGCCCCGATTGCAATCTCGGGACTTTCCTACTCCACGAGCGGACAACACATCTCTGATACAGTGAGCGTGAACCATGCCTGAATACTATGTAGTCGCAACAAATGTGGGTGAGGCAAAAATGGCCAATGCGCTAGCCCTTGGTATACCTCTTGCAATCACTGAACTGGCTGTCGGTGATGGAGAAGGTAGCGGTGCCAGAGGAACACCTATTCCGAACCCGGAGGCCACAGCTTTGGTTTCGGAGCGTCGCAGAGCACCTCTGAATTCATTCTCTGTCGATCCTAATAATACCAATGTGCTAATTGCCGAGCAGGTCATACCAGAAACCGCCGGAGGTTGGTGGATCCGGGAAATGGGATTATTTGATCAAGACGGCGACATGATTTTCGTCTGCAACACCCCTCCAACGTACAAACCGCAACTCAGCGAAGGTAGTGGCCGAACTCAAGTTGTGCGAATGGCATCGATGGTATCGAACACTGCCGCAGTGACACTGAAAGTTGACCCATCAGTGATACTAGCCACCAGGCAAACTGTAGACGAACTTTTAGCCGTCCAATCACAGGAATTCGAAAGCCAGATTCGAAAGAGGGTTTTATCAGTCGCCAACACTGATGAACTTCGGTCGACCTCCGGAACAACCGTCCACGAACAAGCAAACGTCCGGGATAATAACGGTCAAGGCTGGCTCAAGGTCCGTTGGGATCCCGATTCAACGGCAGCCGATGATGACGTGGATGTGTTTAAGGTGAACGGAGTCACCCAAGGCCGATGGATCTCCGTTGGACGCGAGGGGGGAGTGAAAGTCTACCCATCTGCTCCGGTAAACCCGCCACTTTATCAACTATATGTTGTTGCATCACCTCTAGCCGTGACAGAGAGTGGTATTACTTCCTCGGGCAGCATATATGTGACATTTGAACTATCCGTAGAGCCAAACACCGTGACTAATATTGGCGACGGCTCTGGATCATTGGAGTTCTTTGACGAAAACAGCGGACAGTACATCACGGGTATTTTATCAACTTCGGATAACACGACTTTTCTGTTCACACCAACAGTGATGCCCGTGCGGGGTGCCATAATTAGGGTGGAGCCGGAGGCCAGTATAATAAGCGATTCTGGATTGGCTTATGGTGGCGAGAGCGTCAATGTTGAGACCGTTCAAAATGTTCTTTGGCCATATCTTATCGCTGATTTTGATCAGAATTTTTCGGCACGAAAAGGAAGCAGGTTAACTCTGATATCAGCACAGACTTTTACATTCGCCAAACCGCTCCACGTAGTGGGGCTTGATACTGTTATTCGAAGCCGGAAAGATGCATATCCTGGTACGGGGGACCTAAAAATCTCAATTGTTGAGGTGGTGAGTGGTGAGCCGACTGGTGCTGAACTAGCAACCGTAACTCTCGCCAACTTTACCACCACAAACAATGAATATGAGGAGTTCTCTTTGGACTTTGATGCTCCCGTAGATTTGGATGGTGGGGTTGCCTACGCTATTGTGTTCGAGGTTGTAAACCCATCAGGTGATTGCGTTTATCAAATACCAGTTAACACTTCAAATGCTTTCCCAGATGGTAATTCTATTGTGAGCAATTCAGGAGTTAATGGTGGTGCTTGGGAAGCTGGTTCTGGTGACTGTTGTGCGAGGCTTGGATTAGTATGATAGATATCCCCTACGATTCGCCGATGATCCATTACGCGGGACGGTGGACTGACTCTGGTTCCTACATATCATCTAACTGGCAGGGTAGCCAAATTAGGTTTAAGGTTACCGGGACCCTCAACCTGAAAATCAACGCCACGGTGACTAGTGGCGTTAACTTCGCCTCTGTAAACATTGATGGTGGCCCCACCAATATTCTAAATTTCCCAACCAGCGGGGCTGCTTCAGTTAGCATCGCAGTACCGAATTCAGCCGAACATGAGATAGTAATGAGGCTGGGATCGATGCCAACCAGCCAGTGGAATGGAACAACTTACACTAGATTAACCTCTATTAGTGTCGACGATGGCGGTGCCCTACTAAGCTGGGGAGCGTCCGGCCCCCTGCGAACCGCATTCATCGGCGATAGTTGGATGGCTACGCAACACGACTGGCCTCAGTTCATTGATCTATTAACCTACAACCCATATCCGATATCTTTTGGAGGAGCAACAGCGAGTGCTCTGAATAATCAATATCCGAGTCTCAATAGCGGTGGTAGTCCGGCAGTGGACCCATCGTTTGAGGCAGTTGTTATCGGTGCTGGAGTAAATGACTACAACGCCGGGGTTAGCCTTGCCAGCTTCAAGGCAAGCCTAGCTGCCCTGATCGACAAGGTTCGAATTAACACACCGGCAGCCCCGGTCATTCTCTTACAGGCACCCAGAAACATCGGTGCAGGAAAAAATTACGATCAATACGGGCCCGTGCTTAGCGAACTAGCGTCGGAAAAAGATAATACGCATGCGGTCCTTATCACAGACTCAGAGTGGTCCAGCTACACCTGGTCAGATGATGCTCATCTCAGTTATCAAAGCAGACTTGATTATGCGGATTATGTAGAGTCCAGGTTGGCAGTGATTCTTTCGCCTGGATCATCTGCTTATTCGCTATACATGAGAACAAAACGCGGGACGATATCTATACCGCTCAAAGCTCAGAATGGCGAGTTACCACCAAATTCGGTACCTATCTGCACTCCTCGAGGAAACTTCTACATCGAGCTATCGCCAGCAGGATCCCAGAATGAAGAGTTAAGAATTAACACTGAACGCGGCTCCTTCAGTATAGCGAATGGAAACGAATAACCAATCGGCACCAGTTAGGATTTGTCTGGCTACCGTTAACAAACTCAGAGCATAGCTATTCAGCCTCCAGTCTTCATCATGGCAATTAAAACACTGCCATTGAGATGACCAGGAGGCGTCATGCCCGACCAATACCACCACGGCGTCCGGGTGCTTGAGATTAACGAAGGCACCCGTACCATTCGCACTGTTTCCACCGCCGTTATCGGCCTGGTAGCGACAGCCCCCGAAGCCCTGCCTGGCGTGGCGGCTGAAGCCGTTGTTCCGGCCATTGCCAACAATGCTGATGTGCTGATCACTGCGGCGGCCGTTGGCACTGCCGGCAACCAGATCCGCATCCGCTACGTTGATCCAGCGGCGAATTCCGAAGCGTTGGCAGTGAGTGTCAGCGGCAACGATATCACCGTAACACTGGCCACCGATGCCTCCGGCGAGATCACCAGCACCGCCAACCAGGTAGTCACCGCCATCAACGGCAGCGCCGAGGCATCCGCGCTGGTCACCGCGGCCAACGATGCCGGCAACGATGGTTCCGGCCTGGTCAATGCCGTGGACTTCACCACACTGGCCGGTGGCGAGAACGAGCCCTTCCCGCTGAATACCCCGGTTCTGGTCACCCGAATTGACGAAGCGATCGGCAACGCCGGTACCACCGGCACCCTCCCCAAGGCACTGGATGCGATCGGTGACCAAACCTCACCGGTTATGGTTGTCGTTCGGATTGCTGAGGGCGAGACCGAGCAAGACACCGAAGCCAACGTGATCGGCACTACCAATGCCCAGGGCAAGAAAACGGGCATGAAGGCACTGCTGGCCGCCGAGCAGAACCTAGGCGTAAAACCCCGCATTCTGGGTGTTCCTGGTCTCGACACCGAGAACGTCACTGCTGAGCTGATCACCATTGCCCAGCAGCTGCGGGCATTCGCATACGCCTACGCACACAACTGCCAGACCATCTCTGAGGCCATCCTCTACCGTAACGGCTTTGGCGCCCGGGAACTGATGCTAATCTGGCCGGATTTCATCGCGTTCAACGTCAACACCGCAACCGAAGAACAAGCCGCCGTTGTGGCCCGGGCCATGGGCCTGCGCGCGAAGATCGACCAGCAGGTGGGCTGGCACAAGACGCTGTCTAACGTGGCGGTAAACGGGGTAACGGGCATCGACAAGGACGTGCATTGGGATCTGCAGGACCCGAACACCGATGCCGGCCTGCTCAACGCCAACGAAGTCACCACCCTGATCCAGCGTGACGGCTTCCGCTTCTGGGGTTCCCGGACCTGCAGCTCGGATCCGCTGTTCGCCTTCGAGAACTACACCCGCACGGCGCAGATCCTCGCCGACACCATCGCTGAGGCACACATGTGGGCCGTGGACAAACCGATGCATCCATCACTGGCCAAGGACATCGTGGAAGGGATCAATGCCAAGTTCCGCGAGCTGAAGCTCCTGGGCTTGATCGTGGATGCACGCGCCTGGCTGGATCCGGAGATCAACACCAAGGACACCCTGAAGGCCGGCAAGCTGTACATCGATTACGACTATACCCCGGTACCACCGCTGGAGAACCTGCTGTTCCGTCAGCGGATCACCGACCAGTACCTGGCCGACTTCGCCGCCCGCGTGAATGCATAAGGAGCTGAACAATGGCACTTCCCAAGAAGCTGAAGCACTTTAACCTGTTCGGCAACGGCGATAACTGGCAGGGCCAGATCGCCTCCCTCACCCTGCCGCCCATGGTCCGCCAGATGGAAGAGTTCCGTGGCGGCGGCATGAACGCCCCGGTAGATATCGACCAGGGCATGGAAAAGATGGAGTTCCAGTGGACGCCGGCGGGCATCATCCCGGGCCTGTTCGACAACTTTGGTACCAGCCAGCTGGACGCCGACCTGTTGCGCTTTTCCGGCAGCTACCAGCGCGATGACACCGGAGAAACCCTGCCCGTGGAAATCGTGGTCCGTGGCCGTCACCGAGAAATTGCCATGGGCGATGCCGAGCCTGGCAGCGACAACACCCTGTCCGTCACCACCACGCTCAGCTACTACAAGCTCACCATCGGCGGTGAGGAAGTGGTCGAGATCGACGTGCCCGGCATGGTTGAGCGCATCCGTGGCCAGGATCGCCTGGCCGAACACCGCAGCAACATTGGCCTGTAAGGAACCCTGATTCATGAGTAAGCCCGTAACTGCAACCGTCGAGCTGGATACCCCGATCAAGCGCAACCAGGAGGAGGTGTCCAAGCTCACCCTCCGCAAGCCGGCCTCTGGCGAACTGCGGGGTCTGTCCCTGGCAGATCTGATCAACATGGACGTAGACAGCATCACCAAGGTGCTACCGCGTATCAGCAACCCCACCCTCACCGAACAGGAAGTGCGGGAGATGGACCCGGCCGATCTGGCCGCCTGCGGTACCGAGATCGCTGGTTTTTTGCTGCCGAAGCGGTTGAAGGGGTAATCCCGCACCGCGTAGATGAAGCCATGGCTGACATCGCCGCCATCTTCCATTGGCGGCCGTCAGACATGAACGACATGCCCCTTTCTGAACTCATGGAGTGGCGGGAACACGCCCGCAGGCGAAGCTCGACGGAGGAGTAATGGCCAAGAACCTCGACCTGCAGGTGGTACTCGCCGCCAGAGACAAGCTCACCAAACCCCTCAAGAAGATTGACGCAACCACCACCGGTACCGCCCGAGCGCTGAAACAGGCCCAGGCGGAAACCAAGCAGTTGCAGAACTCACAGCGTGACATCTCATCCTTCCGCAGGATGGACGATGCCCTGGGCAAGAACGCCAAGGCCCTGGCTGAATCACAGGAGCGCGTTCGCCGCCTGGGCCACGAGCTCCGAACAACCAGCAAGCCCACCGCCAAACTTCGGAATGAGTACAACAAGGCCCGGCAGGAGGTGGAGAAATTCACCCGCAAGGGACAGGACCAGCGGAAGGAGCTGGGCAAAGTCCGCAAGCGGCTGAGCGACGCCGGCGTGGACGTGCGCAACCTATCCGGCGAGCAACGGCGCCTGGCCGATCAGATGCAGGCTACCAACAACCGAATCCAGCGCCAGAGGAAGTATCTGGATCAGCTGGGCAAGGCCGACATATCCGGAAAGTTCAGCAACATGACCGGTGAAGTAGGCCGGTTCGGCCGCCGCACAGCTCTGGCAACTTCAGTTGCTGCTGCTAGCATCTTCGGTATTGCGAACTCCACCGCCACCCTGGGTGACCAGGTAGCCAAGACGGGCGACAAAATCGGTATCGCCCTTGGCCCCTTCCAGGAACTACGCTACGCCGCTGAGCGCTCCGGCGTGTCTACCGAGAAATTCGATTCCAGTCTGGAACGGTTCATCAAGCGAATGGGCGAAGCCACCCAAGGCACCGGCGCTGCCCGCAAGGCATACGAGGAGTTGGGACTTTCCGCTGAAGACCTGGCCAAGCTGACCCCAGAACAAAGCCTGGAAGTAGTGGCCGATCGGCTATCCTCCGTGGAGAACCAGTCACAGCGAGTAGCCATCGCCGCTCAACTGTTCGGGCGCGAAGGTGTGGCCATGGTCAACATGCTGAAGGATGGCAGTTCAGGCCTTCAGGCATTGAGACGCGATGCCCGAGCCACGGGCTATGTGCTTAGCGAACAGGCCGCCCGAGACGCGGAAGCCTTCAAGGATGCAATGCTGGACGCCCAGTTGGGCATGGCTGGAATGAAGAACACCATCGGCGCCGAACTGATGCCCGCGATCACCGATATGATGGGCGATCTGTCCTCCTGGATGCGAGAGAACCGGGACCAGATAAGCGCTTTCGCCTCCAACTTCGGTACCAAGCTCAAGAACGCCATCCCGGTGCTGCGTGACATCGCCGTAGGAGCAGCCTCCACCGCCAAAACCCTCGGCATGATCACCAGCAACCTGGCTGCCATGGTCGGCGGGTTTGATAACCTGGGGATGATCCTGGCCGTGGTTCTTGCCATGAAGCCCATCATGGCCATCCTCGCCTTCGGCAAGGCCATTTTCATGGCCACCAGTGCAGTCGTCGGCCTGGCCGGCGGTTTACCGGCCGTTGCAGCTGGCATCAAAGCGATCGGAGTAGCCCTTACCGCCAACCCCATCGGTCTGATCATCGCCGCGATCGCCGGCGCCGGTTACCTGATCTACAAGAACTGGGGCGCCATCATGGACTTCTTCAAGAGCCTGCCAGCCAAGTTCTCCGGATTCGGATCCATGATCATGGACGGTCTGGTGGGTGGCTTGTTGGGCGGCCTGAAAAAGGTGAAAGACACCATCGTGAACGCAGGCCAGAAAACCATCGGCTGGTTTAAGGGCGTTCTCGGGATCAAGTCACCGTCCCGGGTATTCATGAGCGCTGGCCAGGACACCCTCGAGGGATACCGGAAAGGTATCCAGAAACAGGAACCGGCGGCACTGAAGCAAGTCAGCGGGTTCGGCAAGCGAGTGCGCAGTGTAGGTGCCGGCATTGCCATTGGCGCGTCCGCCCTGCCCGCTGCGGCCGGCGTCCAGTTCGACAACCGTCCACCGATCGCCACCGGCACGCCTTCTGCGGCCACTGCTGGCGATAGCGTCACGATCAATGTCTATGCAGCACCAGGGCAAAGCGAACGAGAGATAGCGGCCCAGGTCGATCGGATCCTGCAGGAGCGCGATCGCCGCATAGCCACCCGTGCCCGCAGTGCACTGTACGACCGGGAGTAATCAGCCATGATGATGACCTTGGGAATGTTTGTTTTCGAAGTGCAGTCCCTGCCCTACCAGCAGCTGCAGCGTAGCACCCAGTGGCGGCACCCCAGCCAAAGCCGCGTTGGTCAGCGCCCCACTTACCAGTACCTGGGCCCGGGTGAAGATACTATCACCCTGAGTGGCACACTCTACCCGGAGCTCACCGGCGGCCGGGTAACCCTGGACGACGTGCGCATAATGGCCGACGAAGGTAAGGCATGGCCCTTAATTGAAGGCTCTGGCCGGGTGTTCGGATTCTGGTGCGTCACTGGCGTTGAAGAAACCAGCACCGTGTTCTTCTCCGATGGTGTTCCCCGGAAGATCGACTTCACCATCAACCTGGTGCGGGTAGACGAGGACGACTTCCAGGCCTTTCGCGACCGTGCAGCCACAAGCCGGGACGCTGCAATCGGGCTGGGGCTTTACCAGCCCAGGCGCAATAGCGGAGGCATGGCCTGATGCAGCACCGCGCCCCTGATTATCGATTGGTGGTAAACGGCCGCAACATCACTCCGACAGTGAACGGCAGGCTGATAGACCTTACCCTGGATGAAACACCAGGCGATGAGGCCGACACCCTGTCCCTCACCCTCAGCGACCATGACAACGCCCTGGAGATCCCGCCCAAGGGTGCCGAGATACAGCTGGCCATCGGGTGGAAGGGCCAGGCTCTTTTTGAAAAGGGCCTGTTCATCGTGGATGAGGCTTCCTATACCTGGGCACCAAACGTACTGAACATCACCGCCCGTAGCGCTGACATGCGCAATGGTTTGCCCACACGCCGAACCCGCAGCTGGGACCACGTAACCCTCAGCGATCTGGTAACCACCATCGCCCGGGAAAACGAGCTGGAGCCCGTCATCGGAGGCAACCTGGCCGCCATCAGCATCGAACATCTGGACCAGACCGACGAATCCGACCTGAACCTTCTCACCCGCCTGGGGGAACGACACGACGCGATCGCCACAGTTAAGGCCGGCCGGCTGCTATTCACTCCTCGAGGAGAAGCGGCCACCGCCGGCGGTACCGCCCTGCCCTCCATAACCGTAAGGCCTAGCAGCGGCGACAGCGGTACCTACCGCGAAACCGATCGCGACGGCTACACCGGTGTCATCGCTTTCTGGGACGATGTCGACGCCGGCCAGCAGGTTCAAGTGCAGGTGGGCACGGAAGAACGGGTGAAACGCCTGCGAGGCACCTATGCCAATGAGAGCGAGGCAAAGGCCGCTGCTCAGGCAGAGCTACGCAGGCTAAACCGTGGGGAGGCTGAGCTATCGATAACGCTGGCCACAGGTAGGCCGGATGTTGGGCCGGAGTGGCGACTACAGGCGGAAGGATTCAAGCGGCAGATCAACGGGCGGGAATGGGTGGTAACCAGGGCCAGTCACAATCTGAGTGATGGCGGCCTGGTTACGAGTTTAGAAGCGGAGACGCTTCAATGAATTTTGACTGGAAAGGCTAAGAGTTGGCGGCTTCAGATTCCGGTCGGATGTCTTCCTGCACGCTAATGAACTGAGAGTGCACCACATCGTCACTCTCCATTAAGGCGTGATGCTTGATTTTTACCGCTGAATGGTCTTTCCATGCTTTCAGGAGAGCATCAATTTCTGCCCCTTTGATGAGGTTCTTGTCAGCCTTCACTGTAAAGCTGTTGTCTTCCCGGTCGACCCGAACCACCTGAATGCTGATATATTCTTCCCCGTTTTTCAGGCCATCAACCATAACTTCGCTGACAATTTCTTCCCTTTCGCGCCGCACACTTTCGCTGGATGTAAGGAATTCTCTTTCCATGGACGATAGCGTTTTACCGGCGAACGAAATCTCACTGGCATCTGGCACCTTTTTGGCAACTGACCGGTATGCCTCATTGCTATGTTCCAGGAAACGCTGCGCTCTGGGCGCATCAGTTTTTTCTACCAATTCAATGGCCATCTCCTTCATTTGAGACAGCGCGTTACTCTGGCGTTCAGTCTCTTGCTCCTCTCGATGTTTTTCCTTGTCAGCGTCGACCTTTCCAGTCCACGCAGTAATACCCTTGGAGATCAGGTACGTACCGGATGCACCGACAATTAAGGCGATGACAACAGCGAGCTGGTATTCGGGAGGCATGCTACTCACCACTTCAAATGTGTTATCAAGAACTTGGTTTATGTAGTCAGAAATATCAATTTCACCGTCCGAAGATCCTTCGGAAATCTGGAAAACTAATTCAAGCTCTTTTTTTTCTGCGTTGGTCAATCGTTGCAGATTGGGAGAACCATACTTGATTTGAGCATAAGCACGGTAGAACTCTGTCTGGAAATCTAGGAACCCCTGCAGCAGACCTGGTGTCAGACTGGAGTGATATCTTGCCCCATCGACGACGATCGATACGGTAGGCCAACCTTCGAACTTCCAATCACTGAATTCCGGAAGATCGACCTGCTGGTTAACGATATTTTGAACCAGCTCATAAAACTGCTCTTCTGATTGAATTGAAACAGCTGAAGGCACTAAAACGCTCCTTTGTAATTTGAATTAACTTCCCTAATCAGTGAATGCAGATCGACGAACGCACAGAGATAACGCTGCAAATGATCCGCCACTAAAAAAGAGTTTCACCTGTATCGGCAAAACAAACGAAATCCATGCGATCAGACCGGAATGTCCGGAACGCTCTCCGCGATTGGCAGATACCCTTCAGATAAGACACGCCGTTCTTCTTTGTCATGGCGCGGAATTCAACCTCTCGATCCGAGGTATCACCGTTCGAGTCTGTGTATGCGAACGCCAGAATATCTCCCACTTCTGGTTTTCGCTGAGCGGTAACTGATGGCCTGGAAGCAACCTTCGAGCGCTTCGGTTTATGTGTCGATTTTGCTGCTGGCTTCTTCGGTAACGATTTTTTCTTTGGTTCCGGCTTGGCCGGTCGCGCGATCGGCCGATCGCAGATCTCGCTCAGGATCGCTTTTATTTCCTCAGCTTCTTCATTATCCAGTACGCCATCATCCAGGCTGGCGATTAGCACCTGGTGCAGTTCCCGGCAGGCGGGATCAAAGTCTAGGATTTCCTGCTTATCCAGCAGATTTAAAAGTAGCTCAGCCTCACGCTGGTCAACAACATCATCCGCCAGAATAAGTTCAGCGGTATCACGCAGAGAGAATGTCAGCCCCTCCCGGCCCTTCGGCGCAGATTCTTGTCTGGTACCGATACTTGCAGGTTGCGTCTTTTGCTCTTGTTTCCGGGCCTTCGCTGTTCTGAGCTTCAACGGCGCGCTCCAGCTCTGCTTTGTTCGGTATTCAGCGAGGAGGAAAACGACCAGTATCAACGAGCCGATCACCACATGGACAAAAGTGGCAGGTTCTTCCTTTCCAGGAACAACCGGAAGAGCTGCAATGACACCTACCAGCGGGCCGAAAATGGCGCCAAGACCGTGTCCAACCCAACGCTTACCGCCCTTCGAGACTGTATACCGACAAATGAGCCGCCAACTCATAATCATGTATGCCAGCAACATCAGAACAACTGCCAAGTCCATGCACCACTCCCTTTATCTCAGCTTCCCTCAAAACACCCGGCCCGCGCGCCAGTAGCACAGCCCGACGATCTCAATATTCCCGAAGTTCTCCGGATGAATAGTTTCAGGTTGATACAGAGCGTTATCACTGGACACTCGCAGGCTGCCATCAGCCATGGTCTGCAAACGCTTTATTCGGAGTGCATCCCCAATCCGAATAGCAAAAACACCATCTGGCTTCTTCCTGGAACAATCGATCAGAACCGTATCGCCATCAGAGAGTGTGCCGTCCATCGAATCTCCAGAGACTCTAATAGAAGCCAGGTCTTTTGCATGGAGGCCCTCACGGGCGAGCCAGTCATTGCGGAATTTGATGTAGCTAATCACTCGCTCTTGACTGAAAAAGGAGCCATTGCCAGCGCTTGCTTCCACGTCGTAAAGCGGTACTTCTGTGTAGTCCCGATCGCCAACTTGCGATGAGTAATCTGCATCAACCTCACCGTCTCCCAGCCCCAACAGAAGCCAGTCCAAACTAACTCCTTTCTCAGATCGCAACTGCACGCATTGATCAAGTGGGATGGTGCCTCTCGCCTTCCAGTTATAAATCATCTGCGGATTGATACCGAAATAAGCTGCAATATCTTTATCTCGCTCCAGCCCCAGAACTTCTTTCATTCTGTTTAGTATTTCTAAACCATTGTATTTTTCACTATTCATTTTGATTTCCGATAGATAATTGCAATCGCATATTTGTTTACTGGTAACCATTTATGCGTCTATCATTCTGTGTAATTCAGCGTTACACAGAGGATACACCATGCAAGGTGCAAAAAAACCCAGCCCCAGCCACCGCGCACCCGTCGGTGTTTTAACTGCGAAGCCGATCGCGCTTCGCCTTCTCACGGAAGAACGTTCCGCCCTGGAGCAGGCCGCCCTGGCGGAAGGCCGTTCCCTGGCATCACAGGCCCGCATCTTCTTTCTGCAAGGCCTGAATGACTACCAGCGCAAAACGTCTGCCTGAAGCACTGAAGGAGTAGCCGCATGTATCAGGACCCCAAACGCATCCGCAAACATCGTGTGAGCCTAAATCTGGACGACTACGAGGCCGCCGTGATCAACGCACTGGTGGATTACACCGGTACCGACAGAGCCAGCCTGCTACGCCAGATGCTGATCGCTCAGGCTGAGGCGGCACTTCTGCCCACGTCTCCAAGCATGGCCGGTGGTGCGCCACTTTCCGAGGCCCACATTCGCACCATTTGAGGTCCTCAAAAGATGCCGGAAATCACCCTGGAACTGACGGACCAACAGGCCGAACTGCTGGACACCATCCGCAAACAGCAAGGCCTTGAAACCATGGATCAGGCCGCTGAGTGGCTGATCAAACAACGCATGCGAGGAGCCAGCCTGAAGTTGACCGGGAGAAACCGGGCACTTCACGCCGTAGGAGGCCCCAGAAAGTGAAGCTCAACCAGATAACCCGCAATTACCTGACCATCGGCTGCCCGGCTTGCGGCGAATCCTGTTCGATCCAGTCCAGCAGGGCGATCCAGCAGAAAGGCAAAGATGCCTTCGTTCAGTGCCGGAACATCGAATGCGGATACCGCGGCTCCGTGGAGGTCTCCTATGGGCCGGTGCTGCAGGCCAAGAACCCGGGCACCCCAGATGTTGAAAACCAGCAGCGGCTCCAGTCCGGAGTTCGGAACAACTTCCTCCGGATTCTCTGCCCTCACTGCGCAGGCGTCTGCAGGGTTCGCACCAGCGTGCAGATGATCTCGGCACAGCGGCAGCTTTACGTGTTCTGCCAGGACGCGGACCACTGCGGATACAAAGGCGTGGTTTTCCTCACCCACACCGATCGTCTGTCTCTGGACCCAGACGGCAATGTCCGCCAGATCCCTCTTGCTCCGGAAGTCCGCGAGCAATGCCAGCAGGAAATGGAGCTGGCCTACGAGAAGTACTCACCTAAAAAGAAGGACGCAACGCGATGGACGCAGTAGCCCAAAGCATGACTGACGCCGCTTTTTCCCAGCTTCTGGCCCTTCGCAAAGGCAGTACAGATGCCCGGGAATGCATCGAAATGACCGTCGATAGCCTGATGGAGGAATACCAGTGCTCCCGCCGCCGGGCGTCCCTGCTGGTTATTCGTGCCTGGCACGATCTGGAAGGCACCAAGCAGCCGAGGGCTTATGTCGATGTAAGCCTGACCACCGGCAACACGGTGGTGGTCCACGACCAGTCTGGCCGCACCAGCATCTTCTCGGTTCAGGAGCTGCTTAAGCTTCGGGACCAGGCCACCGCTATCCAACTCCCCGCCTGATCCGGAGCGCTCCGAATGCAAGACCAACTACGGGCCGACATCCTGCGCCGGCTCCAGAGCGACTTTGACGGAGTAGAGCGGGGCTCATTCCTCCGCCGCCTGCGCTGCCCTTCCTGCGGCAAGCGAGAGGCGTTCGTGGGGACCGAGACCCCCTGGATGGTGAAGTGTGGCCGCGAGAGCAAGTGCGGCGAGCAGCACCACGTCAAGGAGCTATTCCCGGATCTGTTCGACAGCTGGACGGAGCGCTACGGCCGCCAGGATCGCAAGCCTGGCGAAAAGGAAACCGGTACCGAAGTGGCGGACGCCTACATGGTGCATGGCCGTGGCTTTGATCTGGCCAAAGTCCGGGGCTGGTACACCCAGGAGCAATACTGGGACCGAGACCGGAATATCGGTTCCGCCACTGTCCGCTTCAAGATCAACGATCGGGGCGACTACTGGGAGCGGCTGATCGACAAACCGCACCGGTTCGGAAAGAAGAAGGCCCACTTCAACTACGGCAGCAAAACCAAGGGCCTGGCCTGGGTACCCCCCGGGCTGGATCTGGCCCAGGGCAAAGAGCTCTGGATCGTGGAAGGCATCTTCGACGCCACCGCTTTGTACCACGCCGGCATCGCGGCCGTGGCCGCCTTCAGCTGCAACAACTACCCGAACACCTTCCTGGCTGAGCTTCAGAAAGCCCGCGAGGAAGCCGGAGAGGAACTTCCCCGCCTGATCTGGGCCATGGACGGCGACGAAGCGGGCGTTCGGTACATCCGCAAGTTCGCAAACATCGCCCGGTCACAGGGCTGGAAGGTTGGCGCCGCTGTTATCCCCCAGGAAGGCAAGCACAAGCGCGACTGGAACGATGCCTGGCAGCGCGGCGAGCTGATCAACGAGGACGGCGAGCCCACCACCAAGGAGTTTCTGTACCAGGGCGACCTGGTGATTGCCCGCAGCGCCCAAGAAAAAGCGAACCGGATGTATAGCCACACCGGGCGCAATGAATTCCCGTTCGGTTTCAACAACCGGCTGTTCTGGTTCAAGTTGAACATGGAGGAATTCCACAGGGCCATGCGGGACCTGGAGGACAGCGACGAGCCGCTGACAGACCGCCAGATGGTCGACCGGGCCCTGGAACAATGCAACGCCGTGGTGGAGATCGCCAACTGCTACCCCACCGCCTTGTACTACTTGGCCAACAAGGTGACGGACGAGTCCTGGTACTACTACCGCGTAGACTTTCCCCACGATGGCCGGCCTGTGAAGAACACCTTCAGCGGCGGCCAGCTGGCCAGCGCCAGCGAGTTCAAGAAACGCCTGCTGGGCATCGCCCCTGGTGCGGTCTGGACCGGCTCCAGCCAGCAGCTGGACCGCCTGCTGAAACAGCAAATCAGCGGCATCAAAACCGTCGAGACCATCGATTTCATCGGCTACAGCAAAGAGCACGAGACCTGGGTATTCCCAGAACTGGCCGTTCACGCTGGCCAGATCCACGAGCTGAATAATGAGGATTACTACGACATCGGCCGAATGTCTGTGAAGACGCTCTCCGAGTCGGTTTCGCTCTCCATCAACAAAGACCGCAGCGACTACCAGCGCGGGTGGGCTCGGGATCTTGCCGAGTGTTTCGGCCCGAAAGGTGTGATTGCCCTGGCGTACTGGCTGGGCAGCCTGTTTGCCGAGCAGATCCGGAAGGAACACAAGTCCTTCCCATTCATTGAGATCGTCGGTGAGGCGGGCTCCGGCAAGTCCACGCTGATCGAGTTTCTGTGGAAGCTGGTAGGCCGGCAGGATTACGAAGGCTTCGACCCCAGCAAGGCCACACTGGCAGCCCGGGCCCGGAACTTTGCCCAGGTCTCCAACCTTCCGGTGGTGCTGATTGAGTCCGACCGGGACCAGGAAGCCGGCGCCAAGCAGAAACAGTTCGACTGGGACGAGCTGAAAACCGCCTACAACGGCCGCAGCGTGCGCAGCCGTGGCCAGAAGAACGGCGGAAACGACACCTACGAGCCGCCCTTCCGTGGCGCCATTGTGATCAGCCAGAACGCCCAGGTGAACGCCAGCGACGCGGTGCTGCAGCGGATCGTTCACGTGAGTGTTACCCGCGAAAACCACAACGAGACCACCAAAGCACTCGCCGAGAAGTTGGAGCGGTGGCCCATGAACCAGGTCTCTGGCTTCGCCCTGCATGCCACCACATCGGAATCACAGATCATGCGCCTGGTGTGCGAGCGGGCGCCCCTGTACGAAAAGGCTCTGGCTGAACTTCCGGAAATCCGCATCCACCGGATTGCCAAGAACCACGGCCAGATGACGGCCTTGATCGATTGCCTGGGCCCCGAAGGGCTGAACCTTCTGCCCGAATCCTACCTGGAACCAGCCCGGGAAATGATCATCGACATGGCCAAAGAGCGCCAAACCTCCGTCAACGCCGACCACCCGATGGTGCAGGAATTCTGGGAAGCCTACGACTTCATCGAGGGCCTGAATGGCACCCCAACCCTGAACCATTACGGCGACAACGAGAAGTTGATCGCCGTGAACTTGAAGCATTTCGAGCAGGTGTGCGCCGAGAACAAGCTCCGCATTCCAGCCATTTCTGAACTGAAACGGCACCTGAAAACCAGCCGCAGCCGCAAGTTCATCGACAGCAGCCGGACCGTGCGTTCGGCCATCCGTGAAAGCCTCAACTCATCAGCCAGCCAGTCAGTCCGGTGCTGGATCTTCGAGAAAGAAGTGTAAGGAGGACGCCGTGGAGTACACCTTCGACCAAGCCGCTGCCCTGCTGAACATGGGCCGCAACACCCTGATTCGCCGTCTGCGCGAGGAAGGAATGCTGGGCAAAGACAACCTGCCAACGAGCCGCTGGCGTGGCCGAGGTGTGTTCCGCGTGATCACCAAGATGTACCGCCACCCGGTGGCCGGCTACAGCCACTACGGCCGCACCGTCATCACTGTGAAAGGCCTGAATGCCGTAAGCCGGGAACTCGGCCTCGCCCAACACCAGCCGGAAGGCACCAGGAACACGGCGAGCTGGGTGAACTGACCCTTCAGGGGTTGCACTTTGAAAACACGTGATAGGACTGGGGTTACCCATTCTTCATAAGACAGGAGAGCAGTATGGAACACGCAATCACAACACAGACCACCCCGGAAGCCCGCCTGCATGACGTTGGCGAACTCACCGTGATCAACGAAGACCACGGCCGCTGCCACCACCGCGTGGCTATGGTCCTTATCTTCGATTCCCCCGAGGAAGCCGCCGCATGCATGGAAGCCGGCCTGGTGCGATTGGTACCGGCCAACGATCTGAACCCTGAAGCCACGGAGCACCTGAACCATGGATAAAGCCGATATCGCTGGCGACTACATCGAGCAGTCGATCGAACTGGCCCTGGAGAACCAGCGCAACCGGACAACCGCCACCGGCGTCGACCCTCACTGCGAGGAATGCGGTGTCGAGATCCCGGCCAAACGGCGCGAAGCACTGCCCGGCTGCCCCACCTGCGTGGAGTGCCAGCAGTTGCTGGAAGCGAAGACCAGGAACTACCGATAAAGACAGGCCGGAGTAGCCCAATGACCACTAACAGCAACTTACTACAGCAGACCCTCGACATTCTCGAAGTGCTGATGGAGCGAATGGACGAAATGACCTTGCCAGAGCTCGATCTTCTGGAAGAGGCCATGACCGATGCCGTGAAAGACAAAATCTCTGATGCCGTCTTGCGCCAGCAAGTGCAAACCGTAGCCGGCTGCTACGCAGTAGACCCGGCTCTTCCGGACGGCTTCTCGGTCACCGCCAATGATGAGCGACCAATAAGCCACAAGGTTTGGTGGTACCGGCCCTACATCACCACCCGTCAGCACGGCGAACAGACCGTCTTCTGGGTGGAATGCCTGGATGGCGGGTGCTGGGATCGCCCCACCTGGTGGGGAGAAGCCGAAACCCTCGAAGCCGCTGTGGAAATCTGCCGCAACGGTCCGAACTGGACCCAACCCAAATAAGGCCGGAAAGGCCAACGGAGAATAATCATGAATACGCAAACGCTGACCAGAGAAGAATTCATTGCCCAGTTCATCGCACGGCAAGAGCAGGAGCGAGCCAACTGTGCCGACATGCGCAAGGATCCACAGGCCTGCGCCACCGTGCTCTGGAAACTCGCCTGTGACGACACCAGCGGCAGCCGCGCAGCCAGCGCCCTCTTGCTGTCCCTCTGGAACAACCACTTCGCCGCCAACATGCGCGACGTGATGGGCAACCTGGACATCAAACACACAGAGGCAGCTCTCGGCCTACTCGAGCATATGGGCGGTGGCCGATGGCTGGAGCGGTACCTCACCGAAGAGCAGATCATCCAGGTGATCGACCAGTGGGGTGAGTTTCACGAGGTTCGGAGGGTGCGGGCGTGAGCATGCGAGATTCCGTTGAAACAAAGCTCTGCGGGCTGATCAAAAGAACAGAAGATCAGATGAACGCCCTGATCAACACCAGCGCCAGCGATTGCGCTATCAGCCTGAACAACGATGCCGAACGAGATCCGGCAGGAACAATCCGGAACGTACTTGCAGTGCTCCACCTGATGAACATTCGAGGCATCGAGAGGAAATCTCACCGTCAGGCCATGCTACGAGCCGGCCGAAAGGCGCTGAACAAAATCGGGGAGTTCAAGCCGTGAGCAGGAAACGAAACCGCAGAAAGAACCACAGCGCGATCGCCAGAGACCAGCGCCTGTTCGCCAACTCCCGGGTGTGGACCTGGGAGGGCCTGACCAGCCCGGTGGATGGCCAGCAATACACCACGGCTGAACGGTGGTCCCCTTTCGGCTGGATCACCATGGGCGAAGACCTCGCCCACCACCTGGTGAATCGCCCGCGTAACTGGTTCGTTGGCGTGCGTGCCCTGTGCCGCACCCCAGATGGAAAGAGCTGGATGGAAAGCCGGCTGTTCGACCTGCCCAGCTACAACATCCAGCAGGTAGAGGACCTGTACCACGAGCTCCGGGCCGACACCCTCAACGCCCAACGCACCGACCAGGTGTATGACCTGGGCTGGATATGCCAGACCTGGCACGGGAAGAAACCCGAGGATCCGCTGGAGCTTTGGCACTACCAGTACGCCCCGGAGGAAGTTATCCGCCGGGTCACCGACAACCAGAAAATCATCACCCGCATGGCCGGCCCCGGCTTCAGCCAGGAGCGATACGACCGATGGCACCAGGTTAACCGGGAATACCTGGAAGACAGAAAGCGGGAGTTGAAAGAGGAAGCTGCGGCATGACAGAACCACAACTGCAAATGCCCAGGGCCTGCATAAGCTGCGAACACTACAGCCCGGTAGGTCATGACGATGACGAGCATTGCCCTTTTACCAACCGGTGGGGCGAAACCCATGGGCGAACCAGTTACGGCCGGTGCGATCTGCACCGCCAGGAAGTATTCGCCACCGAAATCTGCAACAGCCACGATCCGGAGCCCTTCGTTCACTTGGTGGAGGTGACCAACCGCCCTGAACCACGAACAGCCATACAGGAGAGACTATTGTGAACTACGAAGCTTGGAGAGCGACTTTTCAGAGCAGTGAGCAGGCTGCCAGAGCTGCGTATCAGGAACTGCAAGCCGCACGCGCCCAGGGTGGCGAAAAGCCACCCCAGGTTATGGGCCGCGTTTATCGGGATGTGTACGGCAAAGAAGGCGAGCCGGTGCCTCACCTTAACAGTGAAGGGCGCAAGCTTCCTGATGGGGCCGCTCTTTATGCTGAGCCCGTTGTTGCCCAGCGTGGCGAGGTGGAGCATGCCTGCATCGAAATCGCTGATTACACTCCGGAATGGATAAAGAAATACCTGCGGGAAACGGAGTTTGAAACTGTTGAGGCTCTTCGTGCTGCGTATCACGCATTAATGAACTTCAAGTCTGGCTCGCCAGATGCAGACCAAGGTGGCGAGGTGGAGCGGTGAGCAACAAAACCGACATGCTTCGCCAAGCACTCAAAGATGGCAAACCCCGATCATCTGCTGAGCTGGAAGCGCTGACCGGAATTCCTCAGAAACGCGTGATTGCACTATTGAGCTGGGATATCGAGAACGGACGAATCGAGCGATTGAAGAATGAAGGCCACCCTATGCGGCTACGCAAAGTCAACGAGCGATCGGCCCAGATAGAGCGCTCCATCAGCTTTCTCGAATCACTTGGCTACAAGATCACACCACCGAACTCCAAGAAATTGGAGGGCCATGATGTCCGATAAAGAAGTTAAAGGCGGGCACCTTGCCAGATCGGCAGCGATGCTTTGCCAGAACCCGGAGTTCCGGCGCTACCTGGACAGGGCCCAGAGCCATAAGGGCGGCGTCCACATTCCTGATGGCACCCACTCCGAGGAAGACGCCCGGGACCTGATCGTGACGGCCTGCAACATCGGCAGCCGCGCGGAACTGGACCACAACGTCCAAGCCGCCACGAAGTTCCGGCAGATCAAAGCACACTATCAGCGCTGGCTCGGACGGCAGAAACGGCGCGAAGTAAACCAGCAACACGAAATCACGACAGGAGCCTGA